CGGCCGTGGCGGATCGAGACCGAGGCGAGGACGCGGTCGAGGTCGACGTCCTGGCCGCGGATCGTGACGGCGCCGACGTAGGCGGGAGCGCGAGGCTCGGCGACGTCGACCTCGAGCTCATCCCACACGGCGAGCCCGTCCCTGGCGGACCTCGTGCGCGCGGAGGACGCGCGCGATCGAGCGCGCGGCGCCTTCGGGGTCGGTCGGCCCGTAGAAGTTGACCGTCAGGCCGGAGCTCGTCGCGCCGGCCGCGGCGTAGCCGGCCGGCGTCGGGCCGTAGCCGTAGGCGGCGGCGTTGAGGCCGGGAACGTGCGGGAGGCTGATCTTCGGGACCTTGATCCGGCCGAGCCAGGAGATGAGCGACTGGACGGCGTCGATGACGCCGCGGATCGCCGAGGCGAGCCCGTCGACGACGGAGCGGATCGCGTTGAAGGCCCAGACGCCGGCGGCGCGGACCTTGTCGAAGTGATTGGCGAGGAGGACGATGCCGGCGCCGAGCGGGCCGAGCGCGAAGGCGGCTAGGCGCCAGTGGTCGACGATCCAGCCGAAGGCGGCTCGAGCGGCGTCGGCGATCGCCGTGAAGGCGCGGCCGAGCGCGTGCGCGGCCGCGGCGACCGAGTTGAGCGCCGAGTTGACGATGTTGCGGAAGGTCTCGCTCCGCTTGTAGGCGATGACGAGCGCGGCGCCGAGCGCGACGATCGCGATGACGACGAGCGTGATCGGGTTCGACAACATCGAGACCATGAGCGCTCGGTTGGCCGCCGAGAAGAGGACGGTCGCGACCTTGGCGATGTTGGTCGCGATCGTCCAGGCCTTGAAGCCGGCGTTGGCGATGAGGACCGCGGCGGAGAGGCCGGCGACGATGCCGACCGCGACCTTGACCGCGCCGGTGTGCTCGGCGGTCGCCTCGGTGACCTTGAGAAGGACGCGCTGGATCGCGACGTAGGCGGGAAGGATCGACTGGCCGAGCGTCGCGGAGAGGTTCTCCTGTTCGGCCTTGAGGACGCGCGTCTGATTCGCCGCGGCGTCGGACGTGCGGGCGGAGTCGCCTTGAGCGTCGGCGGTGTCCTTGAGGATGATCGCCGTCGTCGCCGCCGTCTTAGCGTGCGCGTCCATCGCGCCTTTGCCGTCCCAGAGGCCCATCGTGAGCGCCTGTTGCTTGATCCGAGCCTGGTCGAGAAAGACGCCGTACTGGCGGAGCGGTCGCGCCTGGCCGGCGAGCCCGGATTGGATCGCGGCGAGCGTCTCCTCCGGCGAGGCGTTGTTGAACGAGGCCATGTCGCCGGCGAGCTCGACCATCTGCTTGCTCATCGCCGCGGCCTCCTTGCGGGAGAAGCCCATCGGGACGAGCATGTTTCCGAACTGGGTCGCGGCGTCGAGCGCGGCCGTCTCGGAGAGGCCGAACGATTGGGCGAGCGTCCTCGACCAGGAGACGACGTCCTTCGAGCTCGCGCCGAAAACGACGCCGGCCTTGTTGACGGCCTCGTTGAGGTTCGAGGCGGCGTCGACGGCCTTCTTGGCGCCGACCGCGATCGCGGCGAGCGCGATCGTCGCCGGGACGGCCGCGCGCTTGAGCGCGGCGCCGACCTTCTCAGACTTCGTCATCGACTGGCCGAGCGCGCCGTTGACGCGCGAGAGCTCGGAGACGGCCTGGCCGGTCTCGGCGCCGACGCGGATAAGGATGTTGCCGGGGCCGGCCACTAGAAGAGGCCGGCCTCGCGGATGACGCGCGCGACCGCGGCGAGATAGACGGCGATCGCGGGGCCCTGCTTGAAGCGCTCGACGGCCGGCTTGATCCAGTAGCCGGGACCGGGCGCGACGGCGAAGTGATTGACCGAGCCCTTCGGTCCCTGCTCGGAGCCCCAGACGAGCGCGCCGGCCGGAGCTCCGCCGGCGCCGACGCGGGTCGCGCCGCCGATCGAGACGGTCGGCATCCGATCGCGGCGGACGCGGATCGAGCGCGCGACGCGCGGCGCGACCGGGACGCCGGACGACGAGGCGGCCGCGGTGAGATGCGGGACGAGCTGGCCGGCGCAGGTGCCGGCGGCGTCGCGTATGCGGCCGTTCGCCTCCGGCCGGAGCTCCGCCTCGACCTTGCGGATCGCCTTGAGCGTCTCGGTCAGGCCGTAGACCTGGACCGAGAGGCCTCCCTTGACGGTCGACCTAGCCACGGAGCCGGCCGAGCTCGGAGACGACGTCGACGACGGTCGCGAGCTCCTCCGGCTCGAGCTCGAGGAGCTCGGCGAGCGGCCGGCCGGACGCGATCGAGAGCTCGACCATCATCCGGGAGACGCTTCCACGGGGAAAGGGTCGACGGCCTCGACCGGCGTCGCCTCGATGTCGACGACCGAGCGCATCCAGACGTCGAAGCCCTCTTGGATGCCGAGCGAGACGTAGGCGACGAAGGCGGCGCAGGTGTTCGGGTTCTCGGTCGGGTCGCTGGGAATGTGCTGCCGGCGCGCGTAGGCCTCCCAGGCGACGAGCCCCGCCGAGCCGGCCTGGAACTCGACCGTCTGGCCGGAGTCGTACTCGACGACGCCGCGGATGCGAATCACTCCGCCGCCGCCTTCCTCGAGCGCGAGCTCGCGCCGCCGACGCCGGTGTCATCGCGGGTCGGGACGCCGACGAGCGGGAGCTCGACGTCGGTGACGACCTGGACGGCGACGTCGCCGCCGACCTCGATCGGGACGACCTGCAGGACGCCGGAGTAGACCGGCGCGGCGCCGGTGAGCGGCTCCCAGGTGAACGGGAACTCGCCAAGCGCGTTGTCCATGAGCCAGTTGACGAAGCCGGCCGGGTCCTCGAAGTCCTGGATCGCGGAGACGTTGAGCGACCAGGCGACGTCCGTCTCCGGCGCCGGGTCCGGCGTCGCGAGCGTCGGCGTGCCGTCGTTCGAGTTGACGGTCGGCGTGAGCTTGACGGCCGAGGCCTGCGTCGAGACCTCGACGCCGGCCGGCGGGACGCCGATCGTAAGCAGGCCGGGGCCCTGGCGCGAATCAGTCATGTTCCCTCCTCGGTGACGGTGACGGTGACGGCGAGCTCGAGCGCCGGGAGCGGCTCGGCGTTCGAGCTCGAGCGCCAGGAGCTCGGCCGGTAGGACGCGGTCGAGAGGATGAGCGCGACGTCGTCGGCGATCGCGTAGACGCGGTCGACGGCGAGCTCGGAGTTGAGCGGGTCGCCGGAGACGACCAGGATCGGGACCTCGAAGGTCCAGCCGGCGAGCGTGCGGCCGACGAGCGCCGGCAGGCCGACGAGGACGCCGACCGGCTGAGGGTGGAAGGCGCCGGCGTCGCCGGTCGCGTCGTCGACGCCGCCGACGTCGAGCTTCGCGAGGAGGTCGGCGCGAGCGAGGGTCGCGGGGGTCGTCGCCTGGACGCTCATCAGTAGGCGACCGGCCTCCGCCAGCCGATGAGCCGCAGGACCTCGGCTCGCCTCGAGCCGAGCGGGTCGAACATCGCCGTCTCGTCGCCGTAGCCGGCGAAGCCGGACGGAGCCGAGCGCGACTGGAAGAGGATCGACGCCCAGAGGACCGAGCCATGCCGGACGTTGGCCGGGACGGTCGTCGCGTCCGTGAAGTCGAGGTCGGAGCGACGCTGCTCGACCGCGGCCTTGACGGCCGCGGTCGAGTTGACGAGGTTCTCGTCGCCGGCCTCGGCCTCCGGGAGGTCGAGGAGCGTCGCGACGTCCTCCGGCGTGATCCAGTCCGGCATCGGGCTACTTGGAGCTCCGAGCTCCGCCTCCGAGCCTGGCCGCGGCCGGCGTGACGCCGGCGAAGCGGAGGAGCTCGGCGGGGTAGTCGGTGTCGAAGAGGCCCTCGCCGACGACGGCGAGCTCGACGTTGAGCGCGCCGATCGCGTTCGCGGTGAGGCGGACCGGCTCGGTCGTCCTGGCGTCGACGGCGCGGCGGGTCGCGAGGATGACCTCGCCGGCCGGCATCGTCCCGGACGTCCTGGCCGGGATGCCGGCGAACGACGTCGAGAGGTCGCCGCCGGCGGCCGAGACGCCGCCTTGAGCGAGCGCGACCGTGAGCGCGCCGGCGTCGGCGAACTCGCCCCAGACGTCGGGCGCCATGATGATGAGCTCCGGCGCGCGCTCGCTGCCGGTCGCGACGTAGAACTCGGCGATGGCGGCGCCGAGCGTCGTCGCGACGCCGAGCGGCGCGGCTCCGAGCTCGCCGTAGACCTTCGCCTCGACGCCGAGATAGAACGACTGGACGGCCTCGCCGTAGATCTCGTCGACGACCGAAGGGTCGGAGCGCTGGACGACGACCCAGGGGATCGCGCCGGCCCAGTCCCAGCGCTGGACGGTCGCGACCTGCGAGCCGATGACGACCTTCGAGCTCGTCGCGTCGGCGTCGACGTCGGCCGCCCAGGCGCCGACCGGCGGCGTCGTCCATCCGGGCTTGTTGACGTTGAGGCCGACGCCGGGAAGCGGCCTCGAGCGGAAGGCCTCGTAGAGCGGACGCTGGACGTCCTTGCCGCCGATGACGGTCCGCTCGAAGGTCGGCGGCAGGAGGCCGGCGACGTCGGTCGAGACGCTCTCGGCGAGCGCCGCCTCGATGATCCGACGCGCCTCGCGGTCTCCCTGGCCGGCGAGGATGAGATTGAGGACGTACTCGCCGGCGAGGAGCTCGCGCGCGGCCGGCGACCGCTCGGCGCGGATGACGGGCGCCGCTGCTGCTGCTGTCATGGTCCCTCCTTCGGGGGTGTCGCCGGCGGCGCCGGCATCGTCGGAGTCGTCGGGCTCCTCGAGCTCGAGCTCCTCTTGGTCGGGGGAGGTCTCGACCGGCTCCGCCGGCGTCTCCTCCTCCTCCTCGTCGTCGTCGTCATCGCCGGCAGGCTCCGCCGGCTCCTGCGGCTCGTCGGCCTCGGCGGCGACGCGAGTGACCTCGGCCGAGTCGAAGGCGCCGAGCGCCAGGAGCGAGACCTCGACGACGTCGCCGGCCTCGACGTCGATGACGCCGTCGCGGTTGATCCGCGAGCGGACGACCTCGGCGCCGATCGAGAGCGAGCCGCGCGAGCCGGACGCGGCCTGCGTGAGCGCCTCGTCGCCGGCCGGCGTCGCGTCGACGCGGAAGCGCGCCAGGACGCCGCTCTCCTGCTCGACGAGCTCGGCGAGGACGCCGATCGGCTGGCCGCGATCGTGGTCGACGAGGAGCGGCGTGCGGCGGCCGAGCCGGACCGAGCCGGCCTTGAAGCGGTACTCGCGGCCGGCGATGACGCCGACCTCGTCATAAGGGACGATGACTCCCTCGATCGTCCGCTCGTTGAGGTCGGCGATGAGGACCTCGCGCTCGAAGCGAAGCATCTAGAGCCTCCCAGGGGTGAGGTCCGACGGGGTGCCGGACGAGGACGGGATGCCGAGCATGGACCGAGCCTCTTCGACGTCGATGAGGCCGGCGTCCTTGAGCGCGATCGCGTAGTCGGCGGCGGCCTGCGGGTCGCCGCGGAGGAACGATTGGACGTCGAAGGCGACCGCCTGGCCGCGCGGGACGACGTCGGAGAGGGTCGACTCGACGACCTTGAGATGCGGCGCGCACGCGCTCGAGACGAGGATCGCGAGCTGTTGCGAGAGGTTCGAGTAGAGGAGCGCGCTCGAGTTGCCGGACGGCGAGGCGCCGATCATCGCGACCGGGACGGAGAAGAGCCGCGAGACCTCGGTCGCGACGTTGTGCCGCGCCTCGAGGAGTTGAAGGTCGGCGGCCGAGATGCTCTCCCGCTGATACTCGAGGCCCTGGACGAAGGCGATCCCATGCTCGCGCCGCATCGCCTCGAACGAGGCGACGAGCTCGGCCGCCTCCTCGTCGCCGAGCTCGGTTCCCTCGTTCTTGAGGACGCCGGCGGGGAGCTCGACCGAGGCGAGCCGGCGAGCCGCCTCCTCGAGCTCGAGGCCGGCGGCCAGCGTGCGAGCTCCGGTCTCGAGGACCGGCGGCGCCTGGCCGTCGAAGCGGATGACGTCGTCGACCGCGACGACGCCGTCGACGCCGGCGATCCGGTAGCCGAGGAGCTCGGCGTAGGAGCCGCCGCTCGAGCGCGTCTCCGGCGTGACGTCGCGGTGAGGCGTCCAGCGAGCGCGCCGCGGGAATCCCTCGGAGTCGCGCTCGAGGACGCGCCAGTAGGCGCGGCCGTGGAAGAGGAGGTCGTCGACGGTGCCGGCGATCGTCGACGTCCAAGTCGTCGACGGGTCCGGCCTCGTCAGGAGGTAGCCGGGATCGAGCCGCTCGTCGCCGCGGTAGGCGTAGGCCGGTAGCTGGACGATCGTGCCGACGATCGCGTTGCGGCAGGCGGCGACCGCGGGGATCGTGAGCGCCGCCTCGCGGCCGACTCCCTCGAAGGCCCAGGCGACCTCGGCGACCTCGAGCGGCGTGCCGGAGCGGACGACCGGGAAGCGGACGCCGGGCCGGAGGCCGGCCTCGAGCTCGACGGGGCGCCGGAGCGAGAGTCTCATCGCCTCGAAGCTTGAGCTCGCCGGCCGCGGTGCACAATCGGCCGATCGGTTACGGCCGGCCGGCCTCGGCCGAAGGTCTAGCCGTGAGCGATGAGCGGCTTGCGGCGACGCTCCGGCCGGAGCTCGGCGCCGATCGCCCAGACGGCCGCGCGAGCGAGGAAGATCGGACCAGGCGAGCGCCTGGCGGAGAGCGTCGTTCCGACGTCGGGGATCGTGACCGGCGTCGCCGTGAGCATCTGGCGGGTGAGCTCCGGGTCGCCGTCGTGGCGGAGGCGGCCGTCGACGACCGCGGCGAGCGTCGGGCCGTAGCCGGCGCGCTGCTCGGCGGTGCCGACCTTCTGGACGGTGACGCCGCGGAGGCTCGCGACGTGGCGCTCGAACGAAGCCGGGTAGAGGAGGACGAGGCCTCGCCGGCGCGCGGCGAGGAGCTCGAGCTCCGCCCAGAGAGCGCAGCGGGAGGAGAAGGCGCGACCGGAGACGACGACCTCGCCGGTCTCGTTCGCGATCGCGAGGACGTAGCCGCAGGCGCCAGGCTGGCCGTCGCGGTCGTTGACGGCGAGCGTCCCAGGCGGCGCCGGCGGGAGCTCGAGCTCCGCCTCGGCCGCGGCCGACCATTGAGCCGGCGCGATCCAGGAGCGCGCCGCAAGGACCCACTGATTGAGGTACTGGCGGCGCCAGTCGTTCTCCGAGCTCGTCGCGTGCGCGTGCTCGAGCGCCTCGAGCCTGGCCGGCGTCCAGTGAGGCGACGCGAGCCGCCAGGCGTCGCGGTCGTCCGGGTAGGCCTCCGGCGGCGCCGACCACTCGAGGAGGAGGATGCGCGCCGAGTCGGGGTCGTCGAGCTCGGCGATCGCGGCGTCGCGGTCCTCGATGAGGAGCGTCGAGCCGCCGTCGCCGGCCGTCGAGACGAGGACGAGTTGAGGCGAGGCGCGCTCGAGCATCGTCGGCGCGATCGAGCCGTCGACGACGTCGCGCGAGACGCGCCAGGCCTCGTCAACGAAGGCGAGCGAGACGCTCGAGCCGACGCCGCCGTCGAGCGTCGAAGCGGCCAGCCGCCAGGCGGAGCCGTCGACGAGCTCGATCGCCTCTTGGCCGTTCGAGCGGCGGACGGTGACGCCGAGCGTCTCCTCGAGCGTCCGCGCCGCCGGCGTCCATATGCGGGAGGCCGTCGCGCGGAGGTTCGCGACGTGCAGGACCTCCTGCGGCTCCTCGAAGAGGTCGGCGGCGCCGACGCGCCAGCCGCAGAGCCCGCGGCTCAGGATGCTCTTGCCCGACTGGCGGGAGACGGTGAGGATGACGCGGCGCCAGCGGAGCGAGCCGTCCTCGCGATGCTCGAGGACGCGCTCGAGCGCGTAGCGCTGCCACGGTCGAAGGTCGTCGCGGAGATAGCGCTCGATCCAGCCGGCCGCCTCGGCGCCGTAGGAGCCGACGACGTCGGAAGGTCGGCGCGTCTCGAGGCGAGGCGGGACGAGCTCGACCTCTTCCGCGCCGCGCCGGCGCGATCCGGCAGAGCTCCGGCCGTTGCCGGGGGAGATAACAGTTGCCGAC